GAGGAACATGATCTCCACGCCAAGCTCGCCTGTCGGACCCTGCTGAAGAGCCAGGCTCGCCGCTCGGGCGTTGTGCCAGACGCGAAGGAGACCTGTCGTCGGCTCCCACACGCCTATGTCCCACAGCTTCGTGTCCCCATTGCTGTCACGAGTGAACAGCAGATCGTTCACGAAGTCTGCCGTCAGCCATGAGTTCTTACCAAGCGAGACAATGCTCAGTCCTGGCGTGCGCTTGCCCATGACGACCTGTGATGGGTACGCGCTCTTGTTGACAAGCGCTGGATATGCCATGTTCAGAGGGTTTCTGGGCATGGCTCTCATCACCGGGATCACCATTGTGGTCCCGCTCGCAGGTTTGAGGGCTGCGAGTCCCAGAAATTCCTTGGTGACAGCCATGTCGCTAGTCCTCCGTCATGGTTGGGACCACAGCGATATTCGTCGCGATGATATTCTTCATCGTCGCAACGTTGTTCCTGAGAATCCCAAGTGCCGGGCACGGCACCTCCGGCAATCCGGCTACGGCCTCGTCGAATGCCTTGAGAAGGCCGCTCATGCGCTCGACTGTCAGCGTCCTGCGCTCCTCGAATGTGATGGCGCTCTTGACTGAGACGACGGCCATCGGCGCTCCAAGCTCGGCGGTTTGTGGCTTCGGCATCGGTTTCTCCTTCGTGCTCAGATAACGTGACCAGTATGCGTGAAGTGCATACCGAACACGCCCATGTTGGCTCCGAGAGCCTTGTAGAACATACCCTTGTATCCTGCGACGATGCGGCAATCCGAGAGAGTGTCGTAGCTGTCGTACGGTGGCGCGCCTCCGGTACAGACGGTGCTGGTCAGCATGAACGATCTTGGTCGGTAGTCTCCCGCGCCCGGCGCTACAGGAGGGCGGTTGAACATCCCGAAGATGACGATGTCGCTGAGACGTTCGCGCACCAGCTCGCGCTTGGTCGCCTGATCCTCGTGGTCGCTCATAAGGTCGAGTTCCGGGTGCAGGTAGACATAGATGTTGGTGGAGAACACATGCCTGAAGCCGGCCCTGTTAGGCTCCGGAATGAACTCCGAGAAGGAGGAATAGTCCAGGCCCTCACGAGCGCCGCCCGCACAGATGCGCACACGCAAGGCTCCCTCCGAAGTCGGCCATATCTGCTCAACGTCCCCGATAGCGACAGCAATGTCACTGTCAAGATCGGACGGAAACGGGGTTGTGAAGAGGCTGGCGCCTATGGTGTCGCGCTTGAAGGCGTCGCGAAACAGATAGCAGTTCTCTCTCGCCCACGTCACAAGTGCGTCGAGGCGCGCTTCGCCTGGGCCGAGCAGGTCGTCGCTATACACCTCCCAATGCCTCCTGAAGCGAACGTTTCAGCTCAGAGACGTAGTTGCGTCTCACCTCGGTCAGTATAGCCGCACGCTGTTCGTCTGTGAGTGCCATGTCAATCCCCTTGGCGGACGGATCGTGTCCGGCGACCTCGTAGGCCCCGTGCCATCTTCCCTTACGCCTGGTATCTATTCGCTGGTTGGCCGGAAATACCATCAGGTGCCGCTTGGCTATACGACTGCGCCCGACGAAGAAGGTCATCTGGAACTGCTTGGCAAATGATATCGGGCGGTCCCAGTCATATCGCTGGGGACGTTCTTCAGTTGGTACGTGAAAGACGACAGAGTACCCGCTCTTTGGGTCGCCCTTGGAAGTGATCTGGGCACTGGCAAGCATCTTGCGTGTAGCACCTGTCGGTTGAACGAGTCTGGGCGCGTTACGATCGTAGTTCTCGATCATGAACCGCCGCAGCAGGTCACTCGCTTTCTGGGCGGCGATGCGCAGGAGGTCCGTCCTGGCTTCGACGCTACGCTTGGTGCCGGAGAACCGCCCTTTAGAGTTCTGGAGATACGTATGCGTCCGTCCAGTGGACTGGAACGTGCGCTCGAACGATGTCGGTGTGTCGCCAAGACCCCCGATGAACGAAGCTGCGTCAGTCCAATCCTTGGTGTCGTATCGCGGTGCCTGTGTATCGTGGAACCACGTCATGCCTCCGCCGGGCAGGTCGGCCTTCTCTGAGAATGATCGGCCTTGTTTGAACGCTTCCATCCAGTCGGTGTAGAGTTCGCCTGCTTCCGTGCGCCCGGTTCCTCCGGACTCCTCGATCGCGTTCGAGAGATGGCGATATGTTGCCTGTAGCCACTCGGTCTGGGCCTGATTGAAGTCGCTGGGCATGCCGTCGCCGTCGAGGACATCCGGGTTGATGCCCTCGCGCTGTAGCTGTTGCTTCAACTCGGCCATTTCCCTCTTCATCTCGCCAGTGACAGGGTCAGCCTCCCGCCCACCGGTGATGTGCATGGTCGCTCCGGCGTCGTCGTCTCCAGAGCTGTGAGAGGCAAGGGCGCCGGTGTCGAGCGAGGTGCCGTACATCTCGCGCTCCTGCGCGGCCTGCCTGTACGCATCTATGACTGTCGGGCCGACGGCCTCCAACGCATCTCGATATGACGAGCCTGGAGGGAACATCTGGTCAAGGGTGGAGATCGCTTCTGTGATGCCCTCCGAACCCATGCTTCTGACAGACATGCTGGCGACTGAGGCGCAGAGGCCGGTCACCAGACTGTCCGTGATTGTCTCTACGTCCTCCGCGTCTATGCCTTGTGAGGACGCCTGGCGTGCGACTCGCTGGAGAGCCTGGAAGGTCATGTCCCCTATTGAGAGCTTCGGGCGCCTGACCCTGTCTCTCGCGATCATGCCGAGGACTTCGGTGACACCGCCCTCGGAGTCGTCGAGCACGTCACGCCAGTTGTACGCCATCTCACACTCCGTACCGTATGAGAAGGGCCTGCTGGACTATCGAGGTGTTCGCCAGTACGTCCTTGTCAACCCGCGCCACGACGCGCTTGTAGCCGTCTATGGTGGCTATGTCGCCCTCCTTGACTTCAACGTCATCCTTTGCCATGAGGAGATACGGATCGTCCTCATCGCGCATCACGTAGCCTTCGAATACTGGGGGTGCGAACTGATTGCGGCTTAGGGCGCAGGCGAACGCAGTGACGCTGACAGTTGACTGGGTGGTCGGGCGCCACAGGCTGATCGTCCGTCCATACTTGGCAAGAGCGCGTCGAACGCGCCTTCGCGCAGCGGTGGCGGTTCGTGTACCAGCGCTCATTTACCAGGGGTCCATCGTCGCGATGGATGTGTCGTTCTCGTCAGGCATTACGAAGACAGGGTCCGTATCGGTGACCGCGCTGTACTTGTTAGCTCGGTGGCGCATCAGGTCTTGTATGACTTCGGAGATGGCTGCGCGGACAGACTTCTGGTCCGTCCCAAACTGCCCGAGCTTCAACATGCCAGCTTCCAGAGCCGCGTCTGTCTCGTCGCGGTGGAGCAGGTCTATCGCTGCCGATTCCCAGTCCACGTTCATTGTCAGCAGGGCTGCAATCTCATTGTCTGTGTATCTGGCGTCTGTCGTGTCGGTGTCACGAATCCAGAATCTGATCTTGTCGCGATCTGTGAGCAGAGTGTCGGTGTAGGTTGCGGCCATGATGTCACGCTACCGCGAAGTGCGGTCTACCCTTTCTGGTTGGCGGAACGAAGACCGTGGTCCAATGAGAGTGGTGCCTCCAGTCCATGCCATGCGTCTCGCTCAGCACGTTGATACCACTCGGCGCGTCGTAAGGATCGTAGTCCTCAATGATAACCGCTCGGGACGGCTTCCCCGGCTCGATGATCGTCCACGTCACCCTGTCTCCGGCGTCGTTCCACACGCATGGCCTGTGTTCGCCGATGACCGGCAGAATGTCCTGCGCGTTCTCTTTCGTGTCGAACACAATCGGACGCCCGTCGCCGTCCGAAGCCAGCGACGGGCGTTCCTTACCGTTCAGGTACAGCCCTATGACGCAGTACAGCCGCGCCATCAGGCGACTAGGTCCACAAGCAGGTAGCCGGCCAGGGTGTCTCCGGTACTGTCCACCGCCACGAACCTGAGATCGTAGGTGTCGGCGACTTCAATCCACCATCCCTTGCGCGGATCGTCACGATACTTTCGCACGTGTGGTCCACGTATTCCGGTAGTCTGGTCCGGTACTGAGAACGTCTTGCCGAAGTGCAGGCTTCTCACTCCGGCGGTGGCCGGGTTGTCCCACCAGCAGATGCAGACAGTCTTGGACGCCGCGGTCTGCCAGACGCTGGTTGCAGCGAAGGTCTGACCTTCCTTGGCCGAGTTCTTCTGAGTGATCCCGACGAAAGTCTGCATACCGGCAAGCAGCGGCGGCAGGTTGATGTTCGACACACCTTCTCTGCTGACGTACTTGTAGCGCTCGACGATCAGCGGATGGTTGGCCAGGATGTGCGCGGCTTCCAGCGTCACGAGCATCTTGTTTGGATAGCGGAACACGCCCTTGGCGACTTTCAGCGCAGCCTGCTCGAAGTTGTAGATCGGGCTGCTGTACGGGTTGCTGTACTCCGACCAGAATCCGTCGCCGACGGCTGAACCGCCGGTCACCAGCGTCTTCGAGTAGGTGGCCGGGTAGAGATGCGTATCGGTAAGCTTCGAGGCCGCATAGACCTCTTTGTCCAGGAGCAGTCTGTCCGTCAACTGCTCCGTGACATCCACTGCCATATCCAGCGGAATGTCTGCGTGCTGTTGCGTGGAGTCCGCGATGAACTCGCGACGAGAGTACTCTTCCGCTAGATAGCTGGTGGTCGACATGCTCATCGTGTCCTCGCGGGCCAGCGCTCCTGGCGCCCTGAGCGACGCCGGTCTCCCGTCGTAGCCTAGCGTGCCACGGCCTATCGTGTCCTCTTGCTTGTAGACGAAATACTTGTCCGATCGCAGTTCGGCAGGAATCTGCGGATAGAAGAGGTCGGCAAAGTACTCCGGGTTGCGCCACTGCACCGAGATGCTGGTGAGCACTCGGTCTACGTGGACTTCTGAAATCGTTGCCATGTGAGTGTTCCTCCAGTTCTCGTTACGGGATTGCGTTGACCAGATGGGGCTGCGGCATAAGCAGGACGGCGATGATGTCGTCCGACACGCCGGCTTCAAGCGCACGCCCGATCACGCCGTATACGGCGTCCGGCGTAGCGTCCATCGTAGCCCTTGCCACAGCATAGCCGGAGGCATCAGATACCAGCCAGTTTCCTTCGTCTACCGTTCCTCCGAGCTTGACGCGTGCGATGCCGTTGATCTGAAGCGGGAATACGTAGTCCGCATTCGCCGCCTCGAACGACACTCCTATAGGTTCGTCCGTCGCCGCAGACGCGGCTACGAACTGCCCGTTGCTGTCAATCTTGCACAACTTGTTGGCCGCGAGGGCGCCGGTGCTCACGGCGGTTACGACCTGTCCGGTCACACTGTATGCCATGTTCGTTCAGTCCTTTCGTTGTGATTGGCTACGCCAGCGGCTGCGACACGGCCTTGACCGCTGCCCCGTAGGACACGCCATGCTTGGCGGCATACTCTCGCGCCCTGGTGATCGTGGCCTCGGCATCCGGCTGAATGTCCGAGGACAACTCCCTATCACCGTCAACAGTCTCTGTCGTGGATGGTCGTGACTTGTCCATGACGACTGCCGGGCTGAGGCATCCTGCAAACGCCGCAAACGACTCAACGTCTGCAAGAGCGAGCTTGACGGCAGCGTCGCGTGCCGATGGCGGTATGGAGCCCATGCGAATGAGCACGTCAACCGCGCTTCTGGCATCCGACGTTGCTGCCTCCTGTTCCAGCGCCTCGATCTTACTGAGCAGTTCCTTCTCTCTGGACGTGTACTGCTCCTTGAGTGTGGTCAGCTCCGCAGCGGTCTCTTCCGGCTCATCCGGCGCCGTATCCGGCGAGGTAGTGTCCGGCTCCGTGTGGAGCGTGTCCCTGCCGAGAATCTTATCAAGCAGGTTTCCCATTCCTGATGCTCCTCCTCGGGTCAGCTTCTCGCCGACCGTGATACCGAGCGCCAGCGACTTCAGATAGCCGGCTCCCGGAACTGCGCCGTCGTAGACGGCTGAGACTTCTCCGCATATGGCGTCACGAAGTGAGTAAGACGCCTCACCATTAGGTACTCCTCGGACCTTCTGCGCCTTAATCTCCGCGGTGGACATAGAGATGGTCGTTCCCGGAACGTGCGGGCAGAGGTATCCTCCGTCGTCGGTGTATTCGAACAGTCCGTGTCCGCAGACATCGCACATCGCCCTCCCGCCGTACAGTCCGACGCTGTTGTCGCTCAGAGTAGCGCTGTCAATCATGCGCTTGAGGTCGTCGGTGCTTGGACCGGCGTCTCCGTTAGGCTTCAATCCTCGGACCATGTAGGCTCCGTAGATCACTCGCTGGCGCGTGCCGTCCATCTCGTACCGTGCGGCGAACGTCTTGCCGATGGGGTTGCTTCCGCTTGTAAAGCACCCGCCGGTGTCGTGACGCAACATACAGGCGACTCCGGCGTTCATGTCCCTTGCGATGTTCTTGAGCGTCGTCTCATGGAGAAACGCGAATCGGTCAGGAATGAACGCATCGGACGCAGCCTCAGCGAAGACGACGTACAGGTCTTCCGGCGCGAGTGGTTCGGCCCCATCAGGCTGCATTGCCCTGATGCGCGAGAGAACCGCCGACTTCGGCATGGTCAGCGGATTGCTCGCCGCGAATGTGTCGTCAAGTTCGGCAGGCCCTGTCAGGACCGGCGACCGAACGGCGAGTGCCCCCTGCATGTCTGTCAGTTCTGTGTCCATATCCTGTTCCTGTCAGAGTATACCGATGGGTCACGTTATCGGCGCGGCCTGCGCCTGCCGCGTCTGGTGGTGACCATAGGATCGGGGGCGGACTCCGGGTCCAGCACAGGGAGAGTATCTGCTGCCGTGTCGTCGTGTGGGTTATCACCCGGAGGCAGCGCCTCGGCCAGAACCGATTCCCGTCCGGTGTAGATCAATGCGCAGGCGCCGGACGCTTCTCTATTGCCTGGCGAGTGCATGAAGTCTGCCCTTCCGCATGTGGAACAGGCCGAATACGAGGCTCCGCAGTCCCTGCACAACACCGGTGTAGTGGCGCGGTCCGTCGGTACTCCGTCCGGAATGGTCAGATATCGTCCTGCGCAGGAGGCACACGATACGACCTCTCCGTCACCTCCATCAGTCAGAACCTGACACGTTATCTTCACGAGCATTGGCTTGCTTCTCCTTCTGTTGGGATACCATTGTCCGCTCCTCCTCCATGTCTGCTTCGCTGTCCGGGTCTATGGGTGGAAGACCGAGTATCTGGCGTATGAACGGCTCCTTGCGGTAGACGACGCCGGAGGAGAGAAGTTGAGACAGCGACTGGGTGACGAGCATCATGTCCTTCTCGTCCCACTTGCCAAGGTTGAGCATCGGCGCAAGATCAACAGCGTCGTTGCCGTAGTTGAAGCGAGTCCACTCTACGAACAGCTGTTGCGTCACGGCGGACTCTATGTCGCGCCGAGCCTGTCCCATGAAGTACTGGCTCGTGTCGGCATGGACTGCGCCAAGCGCGTAGCTTCCGGTGCCGGTTCCCTGCTCCATCATCAGCGAGGAGCCGAGGAGCGCCTGCTTGATCTGATCCGAATGCCAGCGTTTGGCGGAGTCGAATGCAGACAGCGAGCCTGCGGACATCTCATGCACTTCATACTCCATGCCGGCAGGGAAGATGGCTGGGGCGCCCTGTCTGATCTTCTTCAGCATCGCAAGCATCGCGGCTGTGGTGGTGCTGTCGCCCATGTTGCCCTTGAGGACGATGAATGGAGAGCCGAAGCATTCGAGCGCGATAGCGTGGAGCTTTTCGAGCGTGTCGAGTATCCACCAGTGCTTGTACGCCGCCCTCCAGTCGCCGCGTCCATACGGCAGGCCGTGCTCGGGCGAGTAGGTGTAGAGGATCACCCGTCTCGGGTCTATGCCCTCTTGAATACCGGTAGAGAGCGTTCTATTGGTGAGCCATTGGACACGAAGGCTTGTAGCGTCGAGGTCGAACCCGATCTGCTTGGCGCGTTTCGGGTAGAAGCCGGCGAGTCCCCACTGTCCTGCATATGGGCCTTCGTCAACGTACCGGTACTGTTTCTCAACGACACTGAATCCGATATGTATGGCTTCGGTGATGTAATAGAGTACAGTCCTGAAGTCCTGGTGGTTGCCGAGTCCGTCCACTATGTTCTTCAGGTGCCACGTAAGCGCTTGAGCTATCTCAGTCGCCCTGGCATCGCTGTTCGTAGCCGGCTCGACGGACCATCCTCTGTGAAACATGGCTGCGCGTTTCACGGCCAGCGGGCCGCGATAGGCCGCCATTTCCTTCATGCGTTCGATGGTATCGTGGCCGACGCTCTGAACGAGGGCGTCCGGGTGGTACGGAGCGAACTTGAAGTTGCGTGCAAACGAGCCTTCCCATGACGCGATCATGCTGTTGAGCATGGTCGTCACATCACGTGCAGAATCGCGTGCCATATGGTGTCCTCCGTACCACTACCAGAGAAATGTACCTGCGAACTGACTTGGTTCATCCGTCGCGGGCATCAGCCCTGTTTCGTTCCTTGTCGCGTGTCTGCGCGGCACGCTCAGTTCGTGGCAGGCCAGCGCAAGTGCTGTCACGCAGTCGTCGAAGTGCCCTTCGCCCTTTGGAGCCGACATCTTGGACGAGGCGCCGGTCTGCGTCTCCTGGTACTCGAACTCGATCAGTTCGCGTGTTTGCTGCGGAATGTCAAGCAGCCATGCGTCTGCGCATTGTTCGATGTTCACAGCCAGATTGTCAATAAGAGCGCGCTTGGTGTACTGGTTGAACTTCACTGGTTGAACAGCCACTCCTCTGGCAGTGAGTTCATGTGTCTGGCTGTCTCCGGCGGCGCCTGTCGCGTCGAGGACGACGAGGCCGTGGTACTGGCGCGAGGCGTAGACCACCTCATTGTAGATGCGCTCCCACGATACCTGATTGATTCGCTTCCAGTAGACCTGCTTCATGTCTCTGACGCGAACGGCGGTGATAACTGTGAAGTCGTGGATGCGTCCGATATCAACTCCGATCTGGTACTGATGTCCTGGCAGTGGGTCCTCTGTCATCTCTCTGACGCCTCGCATGATCGCCTCGCTGACGTTATTGAACACAGCTCCAGCGTCGGCGATGAACTCAGCGAGGTACTCCTGTCTGAAGGCGCGCTCTGGAGAGCTCTGGAACTCCCACAGGAGATCTTCCCACTGGAGGTTCGGGTTCTCATATGGGTGCGGCTTACGGACAAGCTCGCCTTCGACGATCTCTGCTCCAAGGCTTGGTATCTGAAAGGCGATGCTTCGTGCCGAGTCGCCGTTGGCTTCCATGTCCTGGCGCGCTCGCATGTAGGCGTCCCGAAACCAGTTATGGCCCTTTGGCGTGCCTGACAGCGTTATGTGCCCATCGGGGTGATCGAGGAGCATCGGACGCAGCGTCTCGTTGTACGCCTCTTCTCCGCGCTGAATCAGGCCCGCTTCGTCAACGAATATCTCGGACGCGCTTGGTCCTCGTGCGTTGTCCGGGTCTTCGAGGCTTCGGAACCAGATGATATTGTCGAGGCCAAGACCTTCGAAGGTGACTGTCATTTCCGTCTTGTTGAAGGTCGCAAGGCGGTGGCGTCGAAGTGAATCGAGGCACTTCAGCATCTCTCTCCACAGGATAAGGAGGTGTGGCGCGTATACAGGCGCTGCTATAAGGCATTCTCGGCCTCGCAGCGCCTTGCGTATGCACCTTGGCACTATCAGCGTGGTCTTACGCCAGCGTCTGCCTGCGTTAAGGACGAGCGTTCTCTTTCCTTCTGCGGCGCTCGCGACGGCTATCTGGCCTTTATGTGGCGTTGGGTAGTAGACCTCGGCTGTGCGCTCACGCACCTGCGTCGGCATTGACCACCTCGGCCTCGATGGTTTTCACGTCGTCGCGGTACGGCGCCCGCCAGTTCTCGACGTTCACGAACTTGATAGTGACCTGGGGCGCTTCCTGCGAGTTCTGTGGTCGCTGGCTGTACTCCTGATGGCGTCTCTCGACCAAGAATGCGTGCGCTTGCCATTGTGGGTTCGACATCATCTCGTCTGTCGTCCGCGTCACGGTGCCGTCTTTGTTCTGCCGTTCTCGCGTAGTCTTGCGGATGACATGCCCTCCGTCGCCGATGCTCTTGATAGCCTCAAGCGCTTCCTGCACTTGCATGGCGATGTACCGGTCGCATTCGATCACGAACTCGCCATATGAGCCTGGCGGCGGGTCTATCCCAAGCTCGTCGGAGGCCTCGACCTCTTCTATCCCTATGTTGAGCCACTTATTGAGTGTGGCGGGCGCGATGCCGGCTCGTTTCGCTGCGAGTGGAAGGGTCAGCCCAGTATAGAGGGAGGCGTAGATTATGCGCTTGATCGGGTCTGTGAACTTGAACGCTCTGACGTTCGTTCCGTATCCGATGTTCTTGGCGCGCTCAGGAAGCGTCTGGTTACGCGTCGCCGCAGCCATAACTGCGTCTCGTGTGTCAGGCAACACGCGTTGCAGGACTTCCGGATCGAGCGCTCCATCTGCAGATTGTCGCATCTACGTACCTCGGGTCAATCTCCATGCCAAGGCAGCGTCTGCCTGCCACGTCGCACGCCATCAGCGTCGTGCCGCTTCCGAGGAAGAGGTCGGCGACGATCTGGCCCGGTATCCACTCAAGCAGGTACCTGATGACTGCGACAGGCTTCTGGGTGGGATGATACCTTGGCTCTCCGCGCTCGCTGTCCTTGCGTGCTCCATCCCAGATGTGCGTGAGCAGTCTTGCCGGCTTGCAAAGGTTGGTCCATACCATTTCGAAGTCGCCCTTATCAACGTGCTTGCTCCCGCCCTGCTTGTCCCAGACGAACCAGCATGGAGACGCAGGCAGCGCCGTCGAGTAGTGATTGGCTCCCCAGAAGATTAGCGTCTCCGCGAGGTCCATGAACGATGTTGGATCGAACGGCTTGTCGTCCCCTTCGACGGGTCTGTACCCGAGCTGTCTGTATCTTCCGCTCTCAGACGAGACGAGGTTGATGCCGTACGGAGGATCGAGGTGGAGAATGTCGGGAGTCATGCCATCGAACAGCTTCTCTACATCGAGTTCTGAGTATGCATCTCCGCACATGACACGGTGGTCTCCAAGGCGCCAGACTTCTCCACGCTTGCAGACGGACGGCACGTCTTCGAGTTTGTCCGGAAGGTCGTAGTCGCCGAACCACCGGCCAGGCTTGTTCACTCCGAGCGACTTGTCTAGTCGCGCACGCGCTTCTACAAGATCGTCCGCATTCCATCCTATCGGAAGGTCTCCAGTCTCGGACTTGAGTTCCGCCACGAGCTTCAGTATCATCGCGTCGTCCGTCGCACGCAGTTCGCCTATCTTGTCGAGAGACGCGAGTATCTGCTTCTCCTCTATCTCGGTAACGTCAAGAACGACACATGGGACGGACTGCTCGTCGGATAGTATCGCCGCCTCAATGCGCGCATGACCATCTATGATGTTGCCAGTCGCCTTGTTCACAACCACAGGAGCAACCCACCCGTGACGACGAAGGCTCCCGGCAATCGCCTCGCGCTGACGCTCCGGATGCGTTCTCCAGTTCATCGGATGCTTCCGAAGATCGCGAGGATCAAGATACTCCACTACCAAACGACGGTTCTCGTCTCCCATTCTGTACCTTCGTGCCTCCTCACACACAGCGTACAGTACGTCACGTACAGAGTACGCCTATCACTCCCAATGTGTCAACCCCAATGACATTCCTTAGCTATGCTAATTTCTTCCGCCGGCGGTAATACTTAGCTATGCTAAGCAAATCCGCCCGCGGTAAATCTCTGGAGTCTAGTCTTTGTCGTTGCCCTTGCCTTAGACAATACGTAAAGACTCTTACCTCCACCCACCTACGTGGCTCTCTCCGGACATACCCCTGATGTAAGCATACGTAAAGACTCCCTCTGAAAGACGACAAGCAAAGCTTAGACCCGTATTCCACCACCAACGACGCCATGAGAGAAGCAAGACGCGACGACAATACGACGACCACGAATACCACGGACCACGGAGATCATACTCTTCCCTCGACGCAGGGACGAAGGAGATGGAAACGACAGTCTTCCCTCTCCTCCTGGACGGAAGGGATAGTCAGCACCTAGGGGTCCCCATTGATTTCAGGATGGGGGGGCAGGGCAGGGCGGGCTAAGGAGGCCGCATGGCTACCCAAAGACGTACAGACACCCGTGCGCTTGACACTTTCCTGCGCGTGACACAGGAAGCGCAGGAAGCGCTCATCAGGCGTGCGAAGGCACGGTTCGCCCAGCCTACGGCGCCAGCTGACGCGGCGCAGGCACGGGAAGAGCTTGCCGAA